GATGTTTCTAATTGAACACGACCAGCCATTACTAGTATAACTCACTAAAATTTTAAACTCAACTCTTCGCCACATATCTATCCCCGAGAAGCATTTCTCACCGCTTTATTAAGATATTTCAACTCTAAATTATCCCAATACATATCGTATTTATAAGCCTTATCCATCCCTTTTTTAAAAGTTTTAGAGCCTTTATTTCTGAGAGCACGTGCTTTCTTCAATTGTATTGCAGTGGGTTTCTTCGATTTATGTATTTTTCTAGAATATTTATTAGATTCTTCCTTGATCTTATCCGATAGTTTAAACAAATTTAAATAATCTTTTTGGAGTTTATTTAATTTCTTTTTTTCTTGTGTAGTCATTTTGGACATCCACCCAGTATAAATGTATAATCTGGCTGTGTCTTTATAAGGCATTGTATTTTAATTATAAAATATATTAAAATTTTAAACCTCCGAGACCGCTTTCTATATGTAACACGTTATAGTTAACTGCGTATACGTAAACTTTATGTCCAAAACTTGAATCTGGACTATCGAGTTCTACTTCTATCATATTATGTGCTATTCTACTCATGTTAACCTGTCCTGTTGGGTAATATGTTTCTGGTTTTAATGAAAAACTATACACACCAAAATTATTCCCAGTATTACCCGTATAATATTTTAAAGGGTGTTGATAACTTAGCGTTAAATTATTAGCGTCTATGATCGTATTATTGTTAAATTTCATAGTAACGTGTTTAATTGGGTTATATTTATAAACATCATCACTCTCAGCTATGAAAAACATTTCTTTTACTGGGTGTTTAAAATTAAGCATACCAGACTTTTTCGTTTCTCCTGCTTTAAGTTTGAATTGTGACATTTGAAGTTGTGTAATAACATATTCAATTGGTCTCGATAATAGAAAATTTTTCTCGTCTTCCGTAACAAAAAAGAAATCCGTGACTAAAGATACTTTTTTAATAGACGATGATACATCGGATGGTGGCTCTTCTATTACTTTAGATGCTGTTGTATACGTAACCGTAACATCCTCTAGTTGTTTAAATTTTACTTCAATTTCAACCACTTGTTTTGTGAGTGCGCAAACTGGTATAGCTAAACTTGGATGTCTAAAAAAGTAAAACGGTAACATAACATTATAGTCCCAATCGTAACTTACCGATATATAACCGTTATGACCAGATAAGAAATAAAGGCTTTGATCGGTATCATCTTGTGTATGACGTATTTGATTGTACATGTATATATAATCACCAGTTAATCGTTCAATAGTTTGACCACCTATACGTAAATCTACATATTCTATTATACGAGAACCTATAGATTTATTATATCTAACATCCTTACCCGAACCGGGAGTACCAGTGGGTTGAGGTAAAGTAAACTTAAGCATCATACTTCGTATAAGATCTCCCTTGTTATCGGGTATACGACATTCAACAGATGTATCAAAATCAGGTTCACCATCGAAGGGAATTTCTATAGCTTCTGTTGAAAATTTCGTGTGTCGTTTGAAATTCGTCAGGAAATGTGAAAATTCAGGCTCGCTCGTAAGCCACTGATCCTGAGCACCTGTAGCGGCAAGCTTTATTCTACCAGCCATTCTTATTGTACGTGAGTAAAATTTTATAAAATAAAACGAGGCGATACATTAGATGAATCTTCAACTTCGAAAATTCAAACCCGAAGGCATGGCCGATGATAAAGTGTGTGTTTTTATTGGTAAACGTAATACGGGTAAATCAACTTTAGTTACTGATATATTATTCCATAAAAAACATTTACCAGCTGGAATAGTTTTATCAGCAACAGAAGAAGGTAATCATTATTATCAACAGTATATACCAGACCTTTTCATATACGGTGATTACGATAGAGAAGCTATAGAGCGTGTTATGGATAGACAGAAGAGATTGGTAGGTATGGGTAAAACAAATTGTGGTGCGTTCCTGTTATTAGACGATTGTATGTACGATTCTAAATTTATGAAAGATACGTGTATCCGACAGTGTTTCATGAACGGGCGTCACTGGAAGATATTTTTCATGCTAACCATGCAATATTGTATGGATTTGCCCCCTGCTCTCAGGGCAAACGTCGATTACGTGTTTATTTTACGTGAAAATATCATTCAAAATCGTGAGAAATTGTATAAATCCTTTTTCGGTATTTTTCCAACATTCGAGATGTTTAATAAAGTCATGGATTCATGTACCGAGAATTACGAGTGTTTAGTATTGGATAATACGTCTAAGAGTAATAGGATAGAAGATTGTGTATTTTGGTATAAAGCAAAACTTAGAAAAAACTTTAAGGTTGGCGCACCTCAATATTGGCAAACGCATAAAAAGATGTTTAATCCGAGACACGGTAACATGAAACTTGGCGATCGAAACACAGTTAAAAAAACAACTACATTAAAAGTTATTAAGAAGAAATGATACGACTTTTTTCTAGACGATTAAGTTCAGCGTTAAATATATTACCAGTACCAATACCAGCACCAGCTTTTATACCTCCGTATAAACCCGATACTAAACGAAATCAGGTTTATACAGAGTATGATGAAGAAAAAACGATTACGAACGGTGACGATGGGTACCGCGTACTGATCGATGTGTGTCACGAAACACAAACCGTTTATATAGATCACGACATGTCTAACTACGACGAATTAAACGATTTACCCAGAATTATAAAAACGTTTGGGTGTTTATACCCTAAGTATACCTTACGACAATAACCCAGGCTAATGCGTAAACACAAAAAAACGAAAAACCCATGTATAATATATGACGGACGTTTATACGATGAATCTTTCTGATAATGGAGACGGTATGGTTAATTTAAATAATAACCAGTCTACCAATTTTATTCCAAACGATTCTGGACCTTCCCAGATACCTCAGATGCCACCAATACAGCAACAACAACAACAGCAAATGCCGAGTTTTATGACGGAAAAAAATGTGAGTGAAAATAAACAGACAATGGACTCTACACCAATTAATGAAATTATAGGTCAACCAGAAGCACCATTAGAACCACCAATGATGGCTCAAGATCCTCGCATGACACAAATGCAAATGCAAGCACCAATGATGGCCGCACAACAACCCGTTCAAAAGGTGGAGAAGGCACCCGAGAATAAAAACCCATTTAATTTAACTGACGAACAGTTTCAAGCTCTCGTCGTCGCGGTTTGTACTGCGATAGCAATTAGTAAGCCAGTTCAAGAAAAACTCGCAAACTTCGTACCATCGTTTCTTAACGACCAAGGGAACCGAAGTGTTGTTGGGTTAGCGTCAACCGGTTTGGTTGCCGCGGTAGCATTTTATGTTGCTAAGCGATACGCTTAATCAGATTTAGTAGAATTTTCAAACATACCTTTTCGTTTGAGAAATATGTAAGCGGTAAGTAAACCAAATAAGAAACTTACTATGCGAAGTGCAAGAATAGATCCCGTACTTCTCGTAGTTTTACCGTAATTTTCTATATTCTTTTGAGCTTCTTTAGTTGATTTTGATGCTAAAATAACGAAGAGCGTCGCGGCTATAGTTGTCATTAACATAAACCTTTGATCTATAGCCATGAAGGCTAACAAGTTATCACCTTTCATGGAGTAAAGCAAAAAGTTTGGTATTAAAAAGAAAAGTGTCACTATATTGACCCAATAATTATTCGATAACATTGGTACGCTAGATAATGACATGTATGCTACCCAAGCGATTATAGCTTGTAGTATTTGAACATTCGATGCTACGTTTTCAGACATGTTAATTATTACTATACGGTTAGATTATTTATCCTGAACATGTTTACCACAAAATTTCGTCTTTTTTGGTATAGTTTCGTATATACCCAATTTCACGCATATACCTCTTAATTCCTTGAAATTTTTCCAATACCCTTTACTGTGCGAATACTCGTCGACCGTCGAGTGTGCGAGTTCGTGTATGAGAACATGGAAAATTTCGTTCGAATCACCGTCTATACATAACCCTATTTCATTCCCCTTATTTGTATTGTACCCTATCGCACCTCTATTTATCCTATGGTGTACCGTTATGGGTACTTCTTTTTGTAACATTTCAAACTTTTTATTATCGGTTTCTATGAGATGTTCCCTGAGAATTCTATACTTTTCGCGAACCTCGGTTATTTCCTGTGGTTCCTTCGTGTTGAGTAGTAAAAACACGTTTATGATAAGGAGGAGTAACGCAACTATCATCTTATCATAAACATACATAAAAATGTATCGCAAATAAATGAGATTACTTATTATTATTTTGTAATTTTTTTAATAACCTCTGTTTGTGATTATACATATATGAACCTTCCTTTCTTAATAGTTCAATTTCCTCTTGAACCTTATTTAACTTAGACGCTAATACGGCTTCTTTTCCCATGAGTTTTTTAATTTGTTTCGTAATTACACTTTCCCTAGCTCTTATTTTATTAACTTGATTACGGTTTATTTTTTGAATATTGTTTGGTCTGGGCATTATACCTTTTATATATTACGGAGATAAAATACCAGGTAAATGTATATGAGTAACTCCAACTCCAACTCCAACTCCAATTCCAACTCCAACGTTCCCCAGGAACTTCGTAACTTCGGTATTAGGAGAATGAATATTAAACGTTTTCGTGCCGTAGGAGATGGGTTAACCAATTCCAATTTACCATCTTCGATTGGTCTTCTTAAAGATCTCACGCATCTTTATTTGCAAGATAATAATTTAACTAAATTACCAGAATCAATCGGTAACCTTACAAACCTTAGGGTACTTCAGTTGAACGATAATAAATTAGAATCGTTACCATCATCTATTCGTAACCTTAAAAATCTACAGATACTTCAGTTGAACAATAATAAATTAGAATCGGTACCACCACAAATCATCTCTTTAACAAATCTAACGGATCTTGATTTGGGTACTAATAATTTAAAAAAAATACCAATCACGATTGGTAAACTTAAAAAACTTGAAAACCTTTATTTATCTAATACTAATTTAGTATCGGTACCACCACAAATCGGTCTTCTTAAAAATCTTAAGGAACTTGGTTTGTATTGGAATAATTTAAAATCGATACCAAAAGAGATCAGTCTTTGTAAAAATCTTGAGCAACTTGATTTGAGTTATAATAATATAACTTCGATACCAAGAGAGTTTGTTAAACTTAAAAATATTAAAAAAATTGACGTATCAGGTAACACAGGAATTAGAATACCTTCTATAATAAATAAATCAATTATATACGGTATCTTTTTTTCTGTTAACGCATTCTCCGTAAAAAATTATACTAATTATTATAAAAACCAATTAGCGGTTATAAACGCTAAACGAAACAATTTACCTTATTTACCGAGGAATATTAAAAATAAAATAGCAAAACAAGTTTCTAACTCTAAACCTGGAACAAAACTTCCTAGT